GTGTCGGCCACCCCCTTGTCGTCACGGATCTCCACGAAAACCGGGAGGAATAGCGACTTCTGACCCGTCTTCTTGTCATCTATAAGCGCGTTGTACTTGACGGCCACTATCTTGCCCAAGAATTCAGATGGGTCGCATGACCGTTCCTCGTCATCGAGGCCCGTGCCGACAGCCGACTTGACCTTGCCATCGGCCGACTCTACTAGCAATGATCCAATTTTGCCCTCAAATTTGCCAGCACCCGGGAGGAACCCCGTGACGCGCAGATCGGCCTCGAGCTCAGCCTTCATCTTGACTTGGTGCTTGACCCGCTTGTCCTCCCACGGCCCCTTGGGGTCCTTGAGGATCACACCCTCTTCACCATGGGCCAGCTGCTCTTTGTAGATGGTCTGAGCCTCTTCCATATCAGATACGTCCAGCCACGTCCGGACTATGGTGATTGTATCCGGTCGCGCAGCCTTCAGTGCCCCACCGAGGATACGGAAGCGCTCAATGTATCCGACAGAACACGAGCCCTTGTCAAAGTCGGACAGAGGGATGACGTCCCACACCTTGGCGTGAATGTCGCGACCCACAACAGGAGTGCCCGTACCCTTCTGGAACTTGGTCAGGATTCCGTTGCCCGTCTTGCGGTCACAGTTGGCCACGAGCAGCTCACCGTCATAGACGCCCTCTGGCAACTTCTGGAACGCAGCCTCTATGGGCAACCCCTCAAACGCCAGCTCCTTGCCGGCGCGCGAGTAGAAAGTCGCAGTGTTATTAAGTACACGGGCGTTAAACCGCATACCGTCCATCTTGGTCTGGACCACGCATGGGAACTTGACCTTCGTCTTCTCGGTCAGGGGGCTGACCAGCATACAGGGGTAGCTGAGCTTCAGGTCTGGCCAGATCTTCTCAACCGTCGCCTCGCTCACACCGCACTTGAGGTTGCGACCCAGAACTCGCCGGAGAATCTCGCGATCGTCCGGTTCCAGACACGTCAGGAGGCGGTGGACGTATGTGATTGCTTCATTGCCGCGCATTTTGCGCGTCGCAAGGTGCATCTTGATAGATTCAAGCGCCTCGCTCAGAGACCACACGTCCGCACCCGGCCGCGCTACACCCGCCTCGGGTAGTTTTTTAATATAGAAATTGACCTTGGGGTCAAGCGCAAGCCGGAAAGCCTCCTTGAGAGTGAGGTTCTCGCAATTTTGTTTCAAAATTGCCTCCTTCTCAAGACGGCCGGAGGTGGCCGCAAGTTCGTTGATGATAGTGAGAGCCATGACACGTGGTTGTTTTTTGGGTGTTTTGGCCGTCTAGTCTATGGACCTAGGGTGGACAGGACACGTTTTTTACTTGTACATCCGAAGAATCTCCTTGATAACCTCGGCACGAACCACGTCATCCTCCGTAAACACCAAGTGCTTGATGCTCTCCGACTCGGCGTCAATACGACTCACAAGGTCTGCCAAACCGTTGACCTCAAACCCACGGTCGTGCTGTTGACCGTCACCTGCGATCACCATTTTTGAACCCTCTCCAATCCGAGTCATCAACATCTTCATCTGACTCGGTGTGGAGTTTTGCATCTCGTCACCGATAATCCAAGCGTTGTCAAACGTACGGCCGCGCATATAGGCCAATGGGCACACCTCAATCCTCTGATCATAAATCATTTCATTCACCTTTTTGACGGTGAAGTAACGGTACAGGGCATCAAACATCGGGCGGGTCCACGGCTCCATTTTCTTGTTCAAATTTCCTGGCAAAAATCCATGCTGCTCATCCACACTCACTGCCGGGCGCGTCAGAATCAGTCTCTCAACCTTACCAGTCACGAGAGCCTTGGAACCCGCCTGACACGCCAACAGGGTCTTGCCCGTGCCAGCAGGCCCTGTACTCACGATGACCGGCGCGCGACTAGCCAAGAGGTCTAGGTAGATGCGTTGGTTCAAGGTCCGGGCGGCGATCATTTAGTTTACAAAGGCTCGCAAACCTTAACAGGTTCTGGCTCGGGGATCCGCAAGGCCAAAGGCACCTTTGAGGGCCACACGTACCCATAATTTACCCAAGTGCCCACGTCAAACTGATACCAGTCGGGTTTCTTGCGGTTAAGAGCCGCCTGATGGGACATATGTATAGGGGCCCACCCCCACCACCATGGAGGTCGTGGATTACTACAGTGTGGTAATTTTTGCATAGAATTGCGATACCCACGGCCTACCCACTCGTCAATCATAGTGTTCATATACTTGGCGAGAAAGCACGTGTGACCTTTCCACATGAGGGTAGCAGGGTGGTGGACCCATCCTTTTGTGATTCCCATAAGGGCCCGCCACAGCTGGTATGCTTCAACCCTTTGTTTCCCTAAACGAAGACGGTCCAAGGAGCGTGCGCACGCTTCGGCATCTGCAAACGGGACGAACGTGTTGACCATTTCATGTGAACATTGAAACGTGTGGCTCCCCGTGGCTTCCACTTGACAGGTTTTTCAGAGCCTCTTAAAAAGTGCGAAGCTATAAACATCATGAGTCTTCACAATGAAGACTGTATTTTAGGAATGAAAAGGATCGCAAGTGATTCTGTCCAAGTCATCATAGCAGACCCACCTTACAATATTGGAAAGGATTTTGGAAATGATTCAGACAAGCAAGTCATGTCTGAATATCTCAAGTGGTCCAAGGAGTGGATCGCAGAGTGCTTCCGTGTCCTCTCACCGGACGGGACCATGTATATTTATGGGTTCCCTGAAATTTTAGCACAAATTCAAGTGGCGTGTATTGATGACCATACACGCGTCCGATGGCTCGTGTGGCACTACACGAACAAGACGGTCCCGAGCGCCAAGTTCTGGCAGAGAAGTCACGAGTCAATTTTGTGCGTCTGGAAAAAAGGTCACAGGCCCCACTTCAACCTGGATGACGTGCGGGAACCCTATACGGATACTTTTTTGAATAACGCAGCTGGTAAATCACGTAAGGCTTCCAAGGGGCGCTTTTCAAAGGGTGAAAAGGAGACGACATATACGGCGAACGACAAGGGTGCGATGCCACGTGACGTCATAAAGGTGCCGGCGCTCGCGGGTGGTGCGGGAAAGAAGGAGAGGGTTGACCACCCTACCCAAAAACCGCTTGAAATTTGCACAAGGCTTTTGAAGGCGGCGCGGAAACCGGATTGTACGGTACTTGTGCCGTTTGCAGGGTCGGGGAGCGAGTGTGTAGCGGCGCGGGACTTGGGACTCAACTGGACAGCGTTTGAGATAAATCCTGTATACGTTACACTGATTCAGGAAAGATTACGCGGTCCAGATCCTCCCGAGACGCAACAGGGTGTGCAAGAGGAAGAGCCTTCTTCATAGAGCACCAACGTCCCTGACCCTCAGCGTTCCCCTGCTGCGCAAAAACCTCAGGGTGAGCGCGAATAACCTCTTTGGAGACGAGCCAAAACTTCAGATCCTGAAAGTCAACCAGGGCGAGCAAAACCCATGTGTAGTTGTGATCGTCCATGATGTGCTGCCACTTGCAGTCGCCCGTACCCGACCAGTAGCGCGCCGACTTTATTTCAATATTGTGCCCTCTGTACACGGCATCGTGTCCGGTATTTGTGGAGGCTTCACAGCCGAAGATTTCGGAAATTATACGTTGCATACCCTCACCAAATGCCTTATTTGACAAGGGTACGAGACTCATTATATTTTCAGAAGCACCATTTTTCAAATAAAATTCAAGCTGAGTAGGCTTGCGGTTGCTGATAAGCTTCTTGAAGGTGTTGGTGTTTGCGAAAGCCATTTTAGGGTTGAGTAGTTGGATCATGGGGTGGAGGTTGGGCATCACATGACGCATATTTTGTCTTGGTCCTCCGTGCCCACGGCCCATCCGGTTCGTAGTAATTGTGAATGAAAATTCGTTGAGCCTTTATAATTTTAGTTTCGTCAAGGGTTACAGTACCATCAGGCATGAGATATGCATCTTCACCCACGGGATTCAGTTTCCTATATTTGAGAACCTTTCCAACTTCCCAATCTTTGTCAGATTCCATTAAAAGTATTTGACACTTGAATTTTTAATAGAATTCAGACACTCCCTAGCCCATGTAATATTATTTGCAAAAACAGCTAGTGAAAAAAAATCTAAATTTGGGTGAATAATACTGTCTTCAGGTGTCAACTTCATAATTTTATCTGAAAATTGAGAAGCTTCTAGAGCAAGGGTCATGCGTTCCTTTTCGGTTTTGGAATTTTCAATTTTGTTCAAAAATATCTCCAGAGAGTGAAGTCTCAGTGAGAGCATGACTCGGTCCATCACCTTATATTTAATATGGTCTTGCACTTTATAGCACATGTATTGGAAATTGAATATAGATCAAGTACATTGTCCCTGTGTACAGATGCGAGGCTGACGCCTGTTATGACGCCTATGAAAAGTGCCCACTCATCGTAGAATATCACTGCTGACGCGAGGGAATTACGCGAGGCGCCTGTAGAGTGGTTGAATTCTCCCTGAAAATCACAAAGGTATCGGCGAACTTGAGAGGAGTTCATTTCTATAGACTCTTGGAAAGTGCGTCCTCTGTAGGCGGAGACAGTGCACGAATTTCAATAAGCTTGGCAGACAGATATATGGAAAGATCTAGAGCCTCCTCTAGGGCCTCCTTGACCCAGTCGTATCCCGCATTTTGGAGAAGCCCGTGACCGTACTGCTTGCGACCCTTTTCCATTCGGGACTCAATAAGGTGGATGATCTCCTGGTTGCACTCTGACTGCATTACTTTACGAGCTCTGCTTTACTTTAAAGGCGTATGGAGTGTATATTTCATGTACGAATTCTTTTTGGGATTTGTCGCGGGTGCAATATCAAGTAAACTAATTTTACTCAAAAAATTGAACAAGGATGCAATGGTTCAGGTGGATGATGTCGTGATCAAAACATCTGAACCAATTTTAATTCCAAATAATAGAAAGGCTTTTGTTCCCGGAGAGCTTCAGAGTTTTTGGGAGTGAAGGTGCTCATTAAACTCGTACTCGAGACGGCGACGGCACGCAAGGTGCGACGGGTCGGATATGCAGCGACGCCACGTACGTTGAAGGACCTCGGCGTTATGGTTCGCCATGATCATCTCGGTCCGGAGGTGAGCATAGATAACGCGGTTGTAAACCTCTATGGTGTTATCTATGACGCGCTCAATGTGCAAGTCTGGAACCTCTGGCCAAGGGACATTCATGGATGCCCACACTACATTTTGGATCAAAATTCGGCAGTGTTCCAGAACCGCACTCACCTGTGGGGCTGGTGAGTACCTGTAGGCCATGTCCTCAAAACACAAGTCTATGACTCGGCGAATACCTTCATTATCCTCATCGGACAAATGGTCCAATTCGTTCCACGCAGGCATGTTTGTATTCATGATGAGCTGAATCTCCAGAGCCGCCCGGAGATCCGTCTCAAACTCTTCTAGCTGCACGTCCACGCCCCCGGTTGACTTGCGCGGCGCCCGTGGCGTTGCCATTGTTGGTTGCCTTTCTTTTTGGACTTGGTGTGCTGGCCCGGACAGGACTGGAATTTTTAGGGGCTATCAATTTACGAATTAAATTAGTGGCACTATTGGTGTTGAGACCGGCCTTCTCTAAGTTTGCTAGGACACGTGCCTTCGTCTTGTTTGTGGGGCTTCCGTGATAGAAGCTCAGGTTCCCGCGGTTCAAGAGGTTTTGGAGGAACCCTGGTATTTTTGGAATCAAAATGTTGGTCACATAATTCTTGTTGGCGTTCATGTTTCTAAGGGCATTCTTCACGACCTTTATATAGTTGGCGTTGGTCACCCCTCGGTTTTTGGTCTTCATCATCAGGTTTCTGGTGTATGTACCGCTTTCCAGATTGAACTTGATGACCCGTCCCTCTTTGGAGAGTTCGCCGGCGGCCACGATAACCCGGCCGTGATTTCTGGTCGGCAATTGGAAGTGGCGCGATCCAGCCTCTAACAGGTTGTGAACCCTCACGAAACTCTTGTGGTACCTGTTGGTATCAGGATTATACTCTATGAGATAGAGGTACACACCGTCGGGGAGGGTCAGCGCGTCTGTGTTTCTGTATGTCCTATTTAGATTCAAATTTGCGCGAGTCTGTCCATAGTACAATTTTGGCCAGTGGCTGGGGATCCCTGTGACGTGATTCGCCTTGAGGATTTTCTGAACACGGTTTATGGCGTTACCTCGGTTGACTACGGGCCAGGGGTGGGTGGGGACGCGGAACAGGTTCTTGACGTTAATAGATGGCTCCATTACATTTTGTAAACAAAATTACTCGTCCATGGGATCGTATCCAGCTGTAGCGCCGCGATCATCCTCTGCGCCCGCCTCGTGGCCCCCGCGCCAGTCCGTCTCCTCGTTGAGCTGGCAGCACAGGTCAAAGTGGATCTTTGTCCACTTCTCCTTCTGCTCACGGCACCACTGACAGTACTCCACGTAGATGGGGCTCGTGACGTCAAAAGGGCAGGCGCCATCTAAGATGGCGTCTATGAAGGCTGTCTCCTTACGGGATGCGCGGTCACGCTCCAGCTCTAGGTTCTTCATCTCCTGCATGTGCATGTCAATACGCTCCTTGATAGGCAGCTCAAAGTACGCGTCTACAGCCTCCTCCTCAAGACGCCCGGGGCAGTAGTCGCCGCCCTGGATCTCGTAGAGCTCCTCCTTGGAAATTTCCTCGCAGATGTAGTTTGTGAAAAAGTTGTACATTGACGGAGTACATGCCTCGCCTAGGTGCTCTTCAAACGTGGAGTACGTCCAGGTGAAGCAGGGCTTTTCGTTTTCGTATTCACCTTGAAAGCCGTACAGGAGGCGGGACTCGTCGTTCCAGCTGACGTAAGCGTTGGGAGACATCGTGTGTTTAGGGTAACTTTGACTGGCGATTACACTCTCTTGGGCCGCGCAGCACACTTTTTTTCAGACGGGCGAGAGCCACATAAGGCTCACCTCGGTATTCATAGTGATGACACCCGGGGAGTCCACGTCGGTCACGTGGATAAGGATCGCGCGGTCCTCGTGCGTCAGCGTCAGCTGCTGACCAGGTGCGACGATCAGGCCCTCGAGGGCGTTCCGGACGGTGTTCGGGAGGTTGTCGGGCATGGGACCTGTGATGCGCTTGACGTACTCGGCTTGGGCACAAACGCGCTTGGGCCCACCGGTCATGGGCACGAGGTACTCCTCTAGGGTCACCTCCTCGGAAGGGTAGATGGCGCGCCGCGCAATGGCGTTCATGCGTACGGTACCACGAGCCACGTCGGGATGAGGGATGCACTTGTATACAAAGCGTCCCATCTTGACGTAAGGGGTGGTGGCGTCAACGGGGTTGACATAAATGGCGTTGGTTTCGGCCAGGTCGGCGTTAAGGCTGAGCATCACACGGAAGGTGGCCATGGTTGTTTTGGGGTACTTGACTCTCTGTTCTACCGACTCTGACTTGGTCACGACACGTTTTTTTCGGGGGCCCTAATATGGGCGTTAAGCGTGTTAGAGAGGAAAAGAATTACTCACACCTTACTAGGACCCCTAGTGGCAAGCTCCGACGGCTCAATGTATTGAACGCTTGGACCAGAACTAAAATCGCTCAAGGTATCCGTTCAAAATCCAAGACGGTGGGACTGAATAACACGAGTAATAACACACGCCAAATGGCTGTAAATATGCGTCGGCGCTTTATTCACAACGCACCCCGGTCCAACGGAAGCCTCGTTCTTTATAGGGGTCTCTCAATTAACAACCCAAATAGCATAAGAAACGAAAATGGGCCGTCGTCATGGACAAACAGACGCAAGACGGCCAGGGTTTTTGCACTCAAAAATAATCCAAACGGTATCGTCCTGCGGCTTTATGTGAACAAGAACATACCATATATAAAAGTTTCTCCAAATAGCAGACTAAGATATTCACATTTAGGTGAGCATATATTGCCACCGGGTCATATAGAGGTCAAGGGCTTCAATGCGAACGAAAGGGTTTGGAATGTGAGATTTGCGCCGCACAAAAAGTACTTGACGAATTGGGCATTTTATTAAATTTACTCGGCCTCGGTCTCCTCCTCCTTCTTGGTCAGCATCGCCAGAGTCAGCTTGAAGGCGTTGGAAGCCGCAGCCTTCTCAGGCACCTTGTCGGGCATCGTCTCCTTGATGGCATCCAAAAAAGCCTTGTAGAGAGAGGTCGCCTCAACAGCCTCCTTGAGCTCGGCATTCGCCTCCTTGAGGTCAGCCTTCAGGTCAGTCACGCGGTCAAGTGCCTTCATCAGGGTCTTGGAAGTAGCCATTGTTACTTCTTCCAAGGGTCAAGTTTTTATCTAGGGTTGGAGTATAGGATGAACGTGAACGTTCCCGGAAACGGACTTCGCAGAAGTAAACGAGCTCGCAATAACAAACCAAAATATAATAACGGTCTTACAATGGAACAACTTATAGCAGCTGGTTTAGAGAAACCCCCTCCCAAGACGCGCAAAACGAACATGAGACCCTCTCCAGCGCCCGTGAAAGGAAACGTGAACGGAAACGCGAACGGAAACGCGAACAACGCCAAGGAAGGTATCAATATCAGTGCAATTGCGGGTAAAAATAATCTCATCTATGCGAATGTAGTGAAGAATATTAAACCATATATTCAGAGTCGTATATGGGCCCGTCGTGTGAATAAGCGAGCAAGGGGGTTGCCGATCACTAATGCTGATTCTGTTCCTACTAAAGAAATGGTCTACACGGCCCTAGTCACAAGTCTAGGAATGCGATACATAACAACCGGGCGAGGTGGCGCCGCTGAGGATGCCCCCTTTCTCCCAAAGGTGGCCGCCATCCCAGTCATCCCGAGAAGTCTGTGGTCAACCAACCGCACTTCCTTGCCTGAGAGGAACGTGAGAGCGTCCATGACGAATTTATGGGGTGCGTTGGGTCAGAGTAATATAAATACAGTTAATGTTCCACGCAACGCCGGTGTTGCGGAAGCCTCCCTTTCACGAGGTGCGATTTCCAACTTTTACAAGCCTGCTTTTAGACAGATATGTACACACGACGGTGAATGGCTCGTGAACGGCTTCAAAGTGGACAAACCCCGAGTTCAGCGCGTGGCGGCAGGAGTTTTACAGAAAATGGACCTGTCATCTGCTCAAGCAAATCAAGTTTCCAAAAGTAATATAGGCGAAGGTTCTAAAGGAACGACCGCCGCCGAATCGGACATGCTTAAAATTACAATTTTAAATTATAATGACCCGAATAAATCTACTATAATTTTTACTCTAGGTGAGGTGAAAGTTGGCGAGGGTGAAGCGGCCGGGTCAAAGGGCAAAGAGATGGCCCAACTTCGGTTTTCTATGTACGCCATTTATTACATGTTCAGACAGGTGCGTTTGGATGGCCAACACCCATGGGCGTCAATAAAAAATATCAAGATAGAGGCTGTATTTCTCGCAGCGGGCGCGGAAAATGTCAACAATGCTAAATTTACAGTTCAAGAGAAACCAACAGTTGTACGTCTGACGCCAACCGAGACGGTGACCATGACGGTTTCAAAGGTGAATCTAGACAAATTTTGCGCCATCTTCCGTCTTGATAAAAAACGATTTGGTATGGCCATGACCGAAGTTGACCGGATTTTCCTCAACTCCATGGTTGGATACATGACGGCAATCAGAAATAACCCAAATGAACCCATACTACTAAACACGCGCCTCCCCGCAATTGAAAAACTTGGCGCCAGATTGAGTGGACAGTTACAGCCCCAAAATTTCACCATGGCGAAACTTTACAAGGCTCGTAAAGCGTGGGGTAATAATAGAAACAGGGTAAATTACGAGGCGCGGTGGTTGGAGAACTTTGGACAACGTCTCGCACGCGCGGGAGGATCCAACAATAAAATACAGGTGGCGATAGGTGGCTTGCGTGGTGTTGCCCGGCCAACAACGTCACAAAACACTGGTGGACAGTCGCGCGCCATGGGCGCTGGTCAAGGGCAGGTCGTCGCGGCGGTGCAATCCCGCCCCAACACCTCTCTCCAAAACGCATACAACATTATAGCCGCTGTTGATGCGAATATTAGTACTGATTTTGAAGCGTTGTACAGACAATTCTTGAAAAATCATGTAGGAAAGGGATCCCTTATGACCCAGGCTCTCAATCAACTCGCGCGGCAGCAGAACGACCCGGAAGTCGCACAGTATTACCGTAATATGAAGAGACGCAAGAATGCTGTAAACAGAGAGCCTCGTGTTTAAATTATCTTATGTAATATTAAATGCCCCCGACTGCGGCGGCACTGGCCAAACATCGGGCAATTATGAAACTCAAGAAGAACCGAGCCAACAAAAAAGCTTCAGTCGCGCGTTCAAGAGTCGCAGCGATGCCTCGCATACCTCGTGTAATTTTGGAAGCAAATTACGTCAACCCAATTACCCTCAACTTCCCCAAGAACATGGTCGTCTATGAGATCAAGAATCGTACGACCGGTCGTACAAACTACTATAACAAGGCCACCTTCCGTAAGCTCATAACAGCCTTCAAAAACGACTATAACCTCTTGATGATGAACCCCAAGATGCCTATCCCTGGTGCACGCAACCCCGTGACTCGTGGGGCCATATACCCGCGGAACGTGCGTCGCGTCACGGTCGCCGCCAAGAAGAAGACGCCGAGCCCCAAGACGGCCGCTAAGAAGATCCAGAGCGCCGTGCGCAAGGCGCGCTCCAAGTAAAGGACTAATTTGTATCTAAAATTAGATGAACCCGTATGAGGTTCTAGGAATCCCCAGAGATGCTCAGGACGGGGTCGTCAAGAAAGCCTATCACAAACTTGCCCGCGAGCACCACCCCGACAAAGGCGGTGACGCTGAGAAGTTCAAAAAGGTCCAAGAGGCCTATGAGATCCTCACGGACCCCCAGAAGCGCGAGAATTTTGATCGCTTCGGGACGCCTGAGGGCCCGCCACAGGGGGGTAACCCCTTCCCACCCGACATTTTTGCTCAGATGTTTGGAGGGTTTGGGGGTGGTCAGCGCGGTCCTGTTAAACGTTCCAATTTTGATCATGAAATAAAAATCAGTTTGGAAGAGTCGTATCGTGGGACGGTCAAGAACCTTCGGGTCACTCTAGAAAAGACTTGTTTCAGTTGCAAGAAGAAGTGCCAACAGTGTCACGGGCGTGGGCAGGTCCAGCATCATATGGGTCCTATGGTGTTCAATCAACCTTGTAATATGTGTGGAGGGGAGGGTGGTGTGTCACATGGGTGTGGTGAGTGTCACAGAGGGAAGAAAAAGGAGCCTCTCAATTTAGAACTAAAAATACCTGCAGGGATTGAGAGTGGAGCGGTCATGACGGGACATGGTCTGGGTGAGCAGCCAAGAAACCAGGGTGAAGAACCTGGGGATGTTAATTTTCACATCAAAATTGATGACCACCCAGAGCTGATGAGACAAGGTATGGACATCGTATGGTCTACAAAAATTCCATTTGTAGAAAGTGTCAATGGAAAAAAGATCAAAATTCCTCACTTTGACGGGCCAATAGAAATTGACACGACAGATTGGGGGGTTCTGGATCCTCGGGAGGATTATCTGATTCTAGGAAAGGGATTCGTACCTGGTGGCAAACTTCGGGTATCTTTCAACGTCGTCTATCCACCGGTACATGTCAAATTCAATCTTTCAAAGCTAACATAGCGATAGCCATGGCTGCAGACATACTGCTGATAGCAACTTGATCTAGTAAAAGATGTGTAATCTCTGCTATGTTTACTTGTGCGTGATGAATTGCGAAATCATTTAGGGCATCTGGTACGAGACTTAACGTCGCCCCTCGTACCACATGCTTTTTCAAAAGGGTCGTGGACCGTACGGTTCGCTGGGTGATTGGATGGCGCTGGACACGGCGGACGCTGATCCGGACCGTTATACACACCTCCTTATTCATCTTGCTCTACTAGATATTTCCATAATTCTTGACGGTCACGTGACGCCTTTTTTACAGGGTCACGGGCGACGAAGAGCCGCCCTTCTGGCCCACACTTGCGCTCACTGAATCGGACAGACTCGGCCCACTCATAAACAACCTTCCCTCTCCCTTTATAAGCTATGAAACGGGAGCAAGTATCTGTACGGGGGTAACGACCCGGGACGAAGTAGCGACACGTTTCACAAGAAGGCGGGTTCATTACAATTTCAAAACAAAATTTACCCACACAGTCCGCGCATCTCCGCGTAACTCATCTTTCCCTCTGCAAACTTGGCCATCGCTGCAGTCTGGACAGGGTCGTCCAGAATCACCGCGCAGTGTGCAAGGAGCGGGTCGATCTTGGCGATCGAGGTGACCTCATCGCCATCATCCTTTTGCTCAATCACTTCAGCGTTCTGCGGCGTCTCAACCCGCCGGCACGCCACCACGACGGACCCGATGTGGCCACGGCCCGCGGGTGGGTCCTCCACGCGACTGTGGTACCGGACGGCACAGCGCTTGCGCGGGTGGTTCATCTGAGTCACGCGGTAGTACCAGTCATCAAACTCGCCCTCAATAAGTTCCCAACCAATAGGGCGGCTAGGCTCGTGGACCGACTGAATAGAACCGTCCTTGCAGACCACATAGAGCTCATTCTTCACAGGGCCACCTTCTAGGTCAAACCCGTACTGGTAGGTTGACACGGTAGGGTACAGACCCGTAGGCCGGTACAGGGGGTCAACCTGCTCGGCGTAGAACTGGAGGCCGGGAGTCTTGAGGGAAGCCATTGCTTTTTTTGGTGTTTTGAGAGTTACTTCTTGCCCGGCTTGGCGGGACACGACAACTTTTTTTCAAGTAGGGCCTCCTTTGCCCGTACAGCCTTCTTACTATACACCGACTGCTCACTATGTTTCTTGGCCGAACTACGCTTCTGCTCACGACCGTCCATTAAGTTGAATTTAGAATCAAAATTGGGACCCAATCCCGTACAACACACATTTTTTGCCCAGATATGGTAGTATGGACTCCGAGTGTCCAGTGTGTCTGGAACCTTTATCGGGAACTGTAGTTCACATGGGGTGTTGCAAGAAGATGGTCCATATGCAGTGTTACACGGTAAAGTGCCCTATGTGCAGGGCTGATCTCCCTGTTCCAATTCACGCAGTTCAGCCCCAACATATAATAGTTCCCGTCCCGGTCGTGTACAGTGGGGACAGAAGAGGTAAAGTAATTCGTAGTGTTATAGGTTTAATAGGCGTGGCCTGTATTTTTGCTATTATCACGTTTCCTTATTACTCTTAGACGTCATATTCACGGCACTGAAGTGGGTCTACCGCGCACAATTCCTCAAGTTCTTCGGCCAGAGCCTTGATGCGTAGATTCTCCTCGCGCTGGCGTGCCAGTTCGGATGAAAGCTCCTCTACGCGGTCCCACGCCACCTTGCACGACGGAGTGTCCTCAAAGTGATAACACAGGTTGCGGGCCTGTTGAATAGCCTGTTCAACATCCTTGGGGCGGAGTTTCGTTCGCTTTCCGGGACGTGGATCAGGGCCCTTCTTGGCAAAAAATTGAGGTTTTGCCACTGCCAGAGTCAACATTTAGTTACTTAGAGGTCATACTTTTTATATGATAAATGGCACCTGCTCGTGTCGTCCTCAAAGCAAGTGAGGTGGCTGCAATTTTGGGGAAAAATCAGTACAAGCCACGTCATGAGGTTCTAGACGAACTTTGGAAGAAATATAGCCCAGAGACTTTCACTGGCAAGACCAAGCGTGACAAGGCTGAGGCTGCCCTTGCTCTCTCAGAGGAGGCCAAGGGGGTGCTCGCGGCTGCCGTGTCCATCAAGGCTACCGACTCGGCGCAAGTTCAGTCTGTGTTTAGTGAGGCCCGTGACAAGATTAATTCCGATTCAAAATTGAGTGCTGTCCAGAAGACTGAGGTGATTGAGCACCTGCGTTCCAAGGTTTACACGTCACACGGTACCCGGTCGGAGGACAAGACGTCCGACAAGGTGGCCAAGGATGAGAACGTCAGTTTTGTGAAGGATGATGCGTTTTACAGTCGTGAAGTATGTACTCTTGGTGACACAAAGTTTGTAGTCATTGGAAAAATTGACAGAATTGAGGAGCGGGATGGAAACCGAATTTTAGTGGAAATTAAGAATCGTACAAATCGTTTGTTCCGTCGGGTGGTGGAGTACGAGATGATTCAAGTCCAAGTATATTTACAGTTGCTGGGTCTTGTAAATGCTCGGTTGGTAGAGCAGTACAACAACCAGGTATTAAGTCATGATATTACACGTGATGAAGAGCTATGGGCGAATGTGATTGTCCCCGGCCTTGAGCAATTTTGCAGCGAACTTCATGAGAAATTTTAAATGTTAAATGAAACCTTACCGTTGAACAGATCCTCAAAAGTGATCATGAACACCACATCGTCCCCGTCCTCCTCGCTCGTCAGCTCCCACCCCTCACCCTGAATGAACTCGGTCACGATGCACTCAACGAAGCGCGTCGTCTTCTTGTGCTTCACGCTCAGAGTCACATGCTTACCCACTATCGTCTCAAACCAATCCTCATAGGTCTCAAGCTCGTTAGCCAGCTCATCGCGCTCCTTGGCAAGCTCCAGAACAGCCTCAATTGCCTCCATTGTACTAGATACACGCCCGGCTTTTTTATCTGCTAGTTTCAGGATGGTCCATCTACGTCTCGCTTTGGCGTTTGCGCTCGTGGGTCTCGTGTTCACGAGCCGCCCATGGCTCGGGTGGCTTCACAGCCTCGGCCCGGAACAGGGTATGCTCATCAAGTGGGGAGTTATTCTCGCCACTATATTTTTACTAGATTATGCCGATCCTAGCCTAAAATTGGAGCACCATACCCAAGCCCTAGGTGTGCTTATGATTCTTGCGGCGTTTAATATGATTTTCAATTACCAATCAGAATGGATAGACGAGTCTGGATCTGGAAACGTCCAGGTCCAGACGCCAGATGGAGCTCTTTATCGGCGCGCGCGACAGAACTTGGGGCTAGATCCAGAATGGGCGAGAATTCTGGTCTTTGTGTTGGTCCCTTTTGCGCTCGTGTTTTTCGGCAGCCGATTTGTGCGCCCAGGAAAAAAAATTAACATAGAATAAATGGGAAAGTACAAGAGCATTTTTCTTGATAGCGCGGTGGGCACGGGCGGCGCCCTGACCGCCATCTCAGGCGCACTCTTACTCGGTCTGGCTTTTGGCATTCCGGGGTTTATTCTCGTGACGCTGGAAAACCAAAAGCCAAAGGCACAGCGCAACATGGGGCTGCTCGTCCTTGGTTTTATTCTGATGATTTTGGGAGTGATATTTGGACTAGGACTCAACGCGGGGGGACTGTTTGAGGGAATAGCGAATCAGTTTTCCAATTAAACTTCAATGTAAAAGCTTAGCGTGACCCAGGCGTCTTGGCGTGCTCGTGCGCGCTTGAACCCCTTCCCGCGACCCCGGGACTGCACTGCAGGTGCAGTCTCCTTGACGGGTTCGTCAAGGTACGAGTACTTGTTCATGTGTCTGTCCGAGTAGTAATCTTCATAGTAAAACACGTCTTCCATCACTTCAGGGTCCACACCCTCGTTCTTGAGGAAGCGGTACGTCTTTTCAATATCAATAAAGTCGTCAATAACCTCATTGAATATTCTTGACCGCCACTTGGCGGGGAAGGAATCAGCAAACTCCTGGGCTTCGGCGAAGCGCGCATCCAGCGCGTCGCCAAAAACCTCAGTGCACTTGGCATCGTGTGCATCCTCGTTCCACTGGTCCCTGACCCGGTGAAACCCCTTGAAATAAACAGGCGCGCGGCACATAGGGCACGAAGACCCTGCAACCCCCTTTAGGTACCAATTCTTAATACACCCGTTGCAGAACTCGTGTCCGCACGACAGCTTCTGGAAGGGACCCGACTCTCCGTAGCACACTGCGCACTCCATAGTCTCTTACTGGTTTGGTGTGAAAATTGTCCTGCATTCCCGAAATCTGACTTGGACAAGACACGTTTTTTAAAGACTCTGTGCACTTATAAAATAAGAGATGAGTTTTGTGGCGTCGATCACCATGCCGCCACCGGTCAAGCCGCGCCGCGCATCCAAGACTAATCAAAAGAGCCGCAAGTATTACACGTTGCACACCGGCAGGAATGACGCGTTCACTCTGCGTGTCAACGAAGATTCCCGGACGTCGATAGTGGGTTTTACGGAATGGGACAACGCCATGTTTGTAGGACAAATGCTCGAGACTTATTTTATTGATCAAAAGGAGTGGCCCCCGATATATGAAATGGGTGATCTCATTTTACCGAGTCCTCAGGGACCCATTGATGTTCTTCATCACTTGTACATTCAACAATGGGAATTTGATGAATTACAACTAACGTGTACACAAAACTTTTTAGATATGATTTCTATTAATGATATTGTAAAGAAAAAGGCTCAAGGTGGTTACGTGTTTTCTGGTAATACATACCAGTTTGAAGCCCCCGTAGAGTTTTACCGTCAGCGCCTTGGCGAAATTCACGAGTTATTTTCAGATGTGAACGACCTATACTGAAGGGCTGCGAATGAGGTGCCCTCCGCCGCGCAAAACAGCCTTGGCGTATACCGCGCATAGACAAAAGTGAATATGGGGCCAATCAAGCGCGTCGCGCGCATCAACTGTGATTTTCAGTGGATTTTTGTTCACCTCATCCATAAGCATCGTCGGCTTATCAGGACTCAGAGCCTCTGCGATGTCGCACATGTGAGCTAGCCATTTGACGTGTGTCTCTGCTGACGCGTCAAATGCCTTTACAAACTTTGAAGTAATAGACATTTGTATTAAAAGTTATAATGTTTTTAAGCCATCATGCACGCTGGGCAGAAACCATCCGCCTTGCGGACAAACATCAGCCACAGAGCGATCAGGATAAGCGCGTACAACAGAACGTTCTGGGTTTTCATTTAATGTAAGTTTAGATTATTCCTCGTCTGCTTCCGACTCTTCGTCCTCGTCCTCGTCATCATCTTCAAACTCGTCCTGCTCTTCCGTTTCATCTGACAGCGAGTCGTCGTCCGTCTCTTCATCCTCGTCTGATGGAACATAATCATCGTCGTATTCAATTTTTACAAAACCATCATCAAATACCTGGAACCCCACGTCATTCTCGTCGCTTGTTTTAAGGTGTTCTGAAATTGAATCATTATCAATCTCGTACGTATCCACTTCGTACCGCCATATTTTATCATCAGATTCGGACAGGTATCTGATGGTGAAAATGCAACCATTCTCCTCAACGATTTTCGCGAGGAGTGGAACAGGCTTGCGCGCCCCCACGTCTGTCCATACGCGAACGAGATCACCGACGGACGACATGCCTCTGTTGTAGTTTATGATAAATGTTTTTATCTGGAAATTTACGCAAGGGCGGCGTAAGGATTGGCGCGCAGGGTCTTCTTACCCACACGTGGACCGCGCTTAGCACCCTTGTTCTTGCGCACCTTGCGCACCGCCTTCTGACCGAACATGGCTGCGAGACCCATGTTGCCACCTGGGCTAACCTTGTACTTGCGTGGGCGGCCGACTGGACGCTTGGGCGCGTAGCCCTCATACATCTGGGCGATGTAACCTGCGCGCTTCACTGGGAGCACGCGCACGCCCTTGACGCGGGCGGCGTACTTGCCGCGGGCCGCGCCGCTGTTCTTGCGCATCTTGCGGATCAGCTTGGGGCGGATGGGGCTGGGGATCATGACATTCGCGTGAGCGTACTTGACGTTCACGGTGGATCCCTGGGGGTTCTTGTAGTACTTGGCCTTGGGTGCGTACTTGACACCCTTGGCAGTCTTGACGATAAACTTGCCCTGAGCAGTCTTCATAATGACGCGGCGCTTGACGTTCATGAAGGAGGTGGCCTTGGGGGAGGTTTGCATTTTATTATTAAATAATAATTTAATTTACATCTTGGCAATGGTGCGGGCCAGCAGGGCCAGACCACGGGGGCCGCGCTTGGCACCCTTGTTCTTGCGCACCTTGCGCATGTATGGATTGGGCAGGTTCCACATGGGGCTGGCCATGACCTTGCGTGGGCGGCCAAGGGGTTTGGGGGTGCGGTACAGGCGTGCCAGACCCATGCCCTGCACGTGGGGGCGGGCGACGCGGCGGTTGCTGCGCACCTTGCGCACCGCCTTGGGGCGGATGGCGGTTGGCACGCGGGCGCTGGAGTTGGCCAGGCTGCGCACGGTGCCGCCTGGGCTCTTGACGTAGGCAGCCTTGGGGTTGTAGGCGGTGCCCTTGTCGGTCTTGACGAGGTACTTGCCCTCCGCGGTCATCATAATGACGCGGTGCTTCTTGTTCATGAACTTGGTGGCGGCTTTGGGGACGGCGGGACGACCACGAGCCATGATTATGTACTATTAAACGAGAAAAAAACTAGCACTTCCAGCGGTTTCCACAGTTCTTGCAAGTAACGTAGGTGGTCATTGGCTCGTCTGCTGAGCGCGTTTGCATCTGGTAGTAGGTCGTCTTGACGCTCTTGCACTTGCCGCACTTGAAGAGGCCGTTGTAGTCCTCCTCCTTCGCTCTGGCCTTCTCCATCTGCATGTCCTTTTCACGCAACTTGAGCATCGCCTGTGAGTACGGGCCTGAAGGCCAGAGCACGTCTGGAGAGTAGTTGGCGAGTCGCTTGACGTCAAGCTCCTTGCGCTTTAACCGCAAGGCCAACTGCGGCCCCACGATACAGCTCAGCTGCACACGGTCACCGTCCACTGCGAGCGCGACGTTGAGCTTTTCTTCCCGCCCCATCTCGGTGAGTAGCCAGCCGAGTTTCATTTTGTAGTACCTGCGGAAGACGTCGTTTTCCCACGAGGCGTCCTGGCCATTTTCGCGAGTCGTGTGAACTGCCCAATTGAGGAGGCTTATTTCAGCGTTGCGGCTAATGGCGCCAGTTCCAAGCTTGTCTGCGAAGACGCGGCGGGCGTGCTCGCGCAGGGAGTGGTTCATTTGTTTTTAGAATACATGATCCTTTTCCGGGTACCATCTGACTCTCACAAGACACGTTTTTTCGGCACACTCACACATAAAAGGCAAATTCGTCTTTTTAATATGTACCCAATGATCTCGTGCGTAACGTACGGCCGCGAGCCAATATTCAACAGTTGTCACAGGTGCGCTGAGAGAAATCTAATCAAGGCTCTCGTTTTGGAAGCAGGACGCCAAGGGGTCCACCCTTCGTGTCTGGCTCGCTGGATTCATAGAAAGTATGGGGATGTTGTTGTGCGGAGGGATCGCTGTGACGGCACCATGGGAACTTCTATACCCTGTGTCGTCTGTCGCAAGGTGCTTGACAGACTCTCAATTCAATGGAGGGCTCATATTGGTGAGATATGGTTCAGAAGTACAGACCCTGATGCACCCAAGTCTAGGCCGACAAATAGACAGGTCAGGTATTTAAACTTTCGACCGTGAAATTATTCTAAACATAGAGTAATGGGTTTCACCCAGTCCATTTCGTCAATTGGATTAGGTGGCATCATTGCGTGGTTGATATTAACATTTTTTCAGGCGAAAAAGACAGTCTCATATTACACGCAGCTCAGACCGATGCCACTTGAAGAGGATACCAGCAATTTGGCGCTGATTGGAGTTGGGCTCGCATCTGCCAAACCCAGTGTGATGGATGCCACGCCGTCCGCACAGCCACAGGTTATGATTATGGAGCAACCTCCTCAG